ATAAGAGACTTACCACTAGCAGTGGGAGAGAGAAGTAAAGATCTACCTTGCTTAATACAATGATCAACCGCGTCCCTCTGATAGTCCCTAATTTGAATTCCTTTGCCATTTGCTTGTAACCTCAATGAGTCTGTTAATTTTTTAACGTCTGTCTGCTCGCTAATATCTTTTATGTCTACTTCTATTGGATATTCTAATGTAGTAGCGAAGTCTTTTAAGTATGGTAGTAGCCCTACATATAATTCTTTTGTGTACATGCTATATAGTCTTGCTTTACCGTCCCACATTCTATTTCTATATAGTGGCATGAACTTAGCTCCTGGAACATCAAAAGTAAAGAAGTCACATATCTCTTGATCAGTGCTTAGGTCTGTATCTACTTTTAAATATACAGAATCCTTTTGTCTTACTTTTATCAAAACTTTTTTTGCTCCAAAAAGGTCGTCATTTTTTTCTCACTATAAAAGGCCGTTGGTAAACTTGGTCCATTCAATAGCGTTTTTAATATCGAAAGAACGGGCATTTAAACTCCTCATAACACCCTCTATAAGGGTTATACAAGTGTCTATATACTCGACTTTATCAGTTAGTGTAATAATATCTGCATCTGTGTCTAAGAAGTCATTCATTTGATTGTTCAAAGGAGCGTTACCTAGGTACTGTTCCCAACCAAAATCGTTAAGCTCTTGTTGTGTTAATTCTCCTCGATAATACTGCCACTTGACACGTCGTAAGGTTAGTAAGTTGGATTTATTTTTGCGCAACTGTAATTTAAACGTAGACAACATGTTTAAATATTTGGCATGCAATTCTGGTGTTTTTATAGACTCACGACCTAAGTTAAGCTCGTCAACTACACAGTCTTCGGTCCACATGTCCTGCAGTTCATTTAATGTAATCATAGTATAATTATAGTTGGTTACTAACTAAGAGTCAAGGTGCAATAGTACCGTTATTCAACCACGTCAGTGATTGTAACGATAATAATTTGTTTTGCTGTATGTGTGCCGTCTGAGACACTAACCGTTGTGGTATAACGGTCTTTAACTTCATAATTTGGTGCTGTACCAAAGGTCAATACTCCTGTTGTTGAAACGATACTCATAGCACTTGCATCCTCTCCGGCTATACTATATGTCAGTGTCTGATTCTCAGGATCAGTAGCAGTAATGGTACCAATTGCTGTTTGGTTTTCTGCTGCCCACCAGTATGGTGATGATGTAATAGTTGGACCCACATTAGTAGCTACAAACGAAATAGGTGGTGTTGATGTTTCTATTATGTAATCTTTATACCTAAACATTGCTACACCAACCATATAATCTGTCTGGCCAGATGAAATTTCAAAGTCTAACCCTTGTAAACTAACCGGGAAGGCATCTCTAAATATAATTTCAGAAATTGGATTGTTGTTTGAGTCTAATAGAAATAAACTAGCATCTGAACCGTTGCTTAGTGCTCTTTGTTGTTGAGGACTTATATCTGGAAACCTATACTCTTGAGTCTTTGCGTGCTTGGCATACTGTGCATGATCTTCTGGAAATCCTAACCCAACCATCCAATCATATAACTCTTTATAGTTCCTCATGTCTTCTTGGATCAAAAACCGTATCATTAACACACCAAAGTCTAATTTGTCTCCTGGATGAGGTATATCAACAAGTGGTGTGGCTTGTACTGCAGGTGGTAGATTCATTTCTGGAATGTTTGCTGCTTGACAGAAGTAAGACACGTTAGGAATGTTGTGCACCTGAAATTTAAAAGCATTAGGTCGTAAATAATCTAATTCATTTGGATTACTACTATCCCATGACGCTTCCGTTACGTTAGTGATATTTGTTGTTGTCATCTACCTTGCCCTTTATATCTTTTGTGACTTCTTCTTTTATTTTTGTTCATCGTACTTGTGGAGATTTTTATTCTTCTTCCACGCCCGCCTTGTCCTTGACTTGTACATTTTTTCGTTGGATCCATGCCTATTCTTAATGGGGATCGCCAAATTTTTGCCATACTTTAATTAAACCCTACTGATACACCACAACCACACGAAGACTGTTCCATTGGGTTATGAAATTCAAAACCCTCAGATATTAAGCCATCTTTTTTCCAACTTATAACTGTTCCATCTAAATAATTTTCTGACATAGGACATATCCACATTTTAAATTTTCCAAAATCAATTTCAACATCTCCTTCTTGTGGTCCGTCAGCATAATCAAATTCGTATTGAAATCCTGCACACCCACCACCCATTAAAGCAAAGCGTATGCCTGCTCTACCTTTGGTCTTTTCTATCGCGTGTACCATTGCATCATCAGTAAAATCTATATTCATTTACGGACCTCCGTTGTGTTTACGATCCTCTTTCTTCTGTTCCCAATGCACAATCGCTTGGTTAATACTAGCTTCCGCTAACACAGAACAATGCAATTTAATGGGTGGTAATTGTAGTGCTTTAGCTATATCTTTATCTTTAATAAGCTTAGCTTCTGTAATTGTCTTACCCTTAAGCATCTCCACAAACAATGTTGAGCTTGCTATTGCTGAGCCACAACCATATGTCTTAAATTTCACATCTAAAATTGTATCCGTTTCGGGATCTAATTTGAGATCTAACTTCATGACATCGCCACATGCTGGTGCTCCTGTCATTCCAGTGGCAACATCTGGATCATTAGGATCAAATCTGCCTACTGCGTGTTTCTCTGGGTTTTTTAATACTGATTCAAATCTTTCTACTACCTCTTTACTGTACGCCATAGCGCCTCCGTTATTCAATAGTATTTATAATACTTTCATTGTAACCATATGTAAAGAAGGACGAATACCATTTGTATAAATAACTGTGTCCATCAAGGACATGACACACACACAGGAGAAAATTATGTCAGATAATAAATCAGGGTTCGAAATCAGAGCCGACTTACTAAACCAAGCACAAGGTATCCTACAGGATAACCGTTGTATGAAAATGGATTGGTACCACAACCAAGTAGCCAGAGCACAAGACAATAAAGATGTTTCGTGGCCTGAGTATCCACAAGAAGCTTTATCACAGATAACAGCTCAAGATGTTATTGCAGTTGCAAAACAATTTAACGAATTCGTTAACGAAAAATAAGATCTTTTAGACAAAAAAAGAGCCGGTGCAATACCGGCTCTTTGATGAACATCGTTAAAATTACATTAAATTTGTAACTTTAACTGATCTATAATACTGGTTACGATCTGCTGTAAATGTGTCAGCATCTGTAGTTCCGTCTGCCTGCATTACAAATGGGTTAGCAATCATGCCATACCTAGTCTTGAAACCAATCTTAGGTTGGAATGTGCTAGGGTCTATGGCCCTAACCATTTGAAGTGGGACGTATGGACAGTAGAAAAGACCTGCGTCATAAGGGCTTGTGCCTTTATAACCTGCTACATAGAACTGACTAGCAGCTCCTGTGTTAGCAGAATATGGATCTATGTAAACTCTGTAACGACCGTTTAGAACTCCGGCAAATGTATTACCTGTGTCATCAACGTTTAAGTTTGTTGATAATGCTGGAGCATAATCTAAAACGCCAGCCATTGCAAGAGCAGAAGCCACGTCTGAAGAACAGATAATAAAATTACCTTTTCCACGTCTTGTGTCTTGTGCGATTACGTTAGCATCTCGTTCAATGTTAAACAATAGACCTTTAAATCTTTCTACAGACCACCTACCGTTACTGTCGACATCTAAGTCAAAAGTTCCAGCCGTAGCAGTTGAGGCTGAGCCTGTTTTTGCTACTTTGTAAATAGTTCTGATAACCTCACGGTTAATTTCTGCAAGTATTTCTTGTGAAAGAATATTACTTAGCTCGGATTCTGCATCTAACCCATGAACGGCTTTCAAATCTTGTGCAAGTTCAACTGTATATTCTGCTTTCAATGCTCTTGATTTAGCAGTAACAGTTGTCTTCTCGATTGAAAACGCCATTTCTTGTAGGGTAGTTGAGTCTCCGAAGCCTTCTGCAGTGCTTGTGGATACGCCTGCGCCAGTTGTGTAAGAACCGTCTACTGGATTAGCTCCAGCATGTGTTCCTGCACCCGAAAAGTCTGTGTCAGATTCGTTAAATAAAGCCTCAGTTCCACTTTGTGAAGTGTAATGAGATTTCATTGCGAATATGAGACCTGTCGGACCTGACATTGGTTGTACGCCACAAACGTCGTAAGCCATAAGGTTGGGCAATGCACGTCGTACTAACGATATTAATATCGGATCGTAGTTGTCAACGCCTGAGCCTGTTTGGTTTGCGTGTGTAGCCTCGAAAAGAGCTTCCTTCTCCTCACGGAGAGCTTTCTCCTGATTTTCAAGGACTACTGTGGTTACCGCGCGCTTGTAAGGATCCTTGATCTCTTGTAGATCAGGATGCTCTAGTACGGGCTGCCACTTTTTCTGTAGTTCTTCTGAAAGATACATCAGTTTCTCCTTGTTTTACGTTTGTTATTTATTTATAACCTAATTATTTATAAAAATTTTAATTTTTAACATCGGAAAACTTAACCGCTTGAGAAATACCTTGTACATATTTGCTCATTTTAGTCCCGTCTTCTAATGTTCCCTGATCAACGCTATCTTCTAGCTTATCATTACCATCAGCTTTCGCCTTAGGAAAATAATTCTCCTTGATAACATTTAGTTTCTGAGTGTACAAATCTTCGTTGTCGTATGACACGTCTTCGATAAGAGTTGCAAACTTTTCAACTTCTGTTTCAGCTAGATCGTCAACCACGGAACGGAATACTCTTTCCTTTTGTAGTTGTTCCCTGTCTTCGCTGATTTCAACAGACTTGTTAATTTCTTCGTCTAACTTAGATTTTAACTCGTCTATTTGTGTTTGTTGAGACGTTAGTACATCAAATTTGTCTTCAGGGACATCGATGTAATGGTTCTGGAATGTCTCTTTGAGATCTTTAATAAAGCTCTCTGTGATTTCATTCTTCAAGCCATTCTCAACGGCTAGTTCATTCTCTGACATCCATTGTTCAGTTACATAACTGAGATATTTGTCAATATTCTCTACTAGCTTTTCTTTAGCTTCTTCGAAAGCCTTGTTGGCTTCCTCAACAAGTTCGTTCTCAATGAGATCGATTTGTTGATTGACTCGAGCTACAACGACAGTCTCAAATAATGAGGCTGCTTTTGTTTTGAATTCTTCTGAAAGATGCTCTTCGTCGGCAAATAAGTTAGCAATGTCTTCTTCAAAAAGTGTTTCAGAAGTTTCATCTTCGTCTTCATCTTCATCAGTTTCTTCTGCGACAACTTCTTCTGCCTCAGCTTGTGTTTCTTCTTCTTCTGCGGGTGCTTCCTGCTCTGCTACTACTTCATCATCTGTTTCGATGACTTCTTCTAAAGTTTCGTCTTCGCTACCTTCCTCACTCTCGCCAACAGGTCCTCTGTTGCCTGCTGAGCTAGGTTGGTTTACGACTGTACGAGCGTCTGTAGTATCGGTAAAGTTAGGTGCTTTGCCAGCGCCTGCACCCATGAGTCCAGGAGCCTTAGATGCTTTATCTGAAGCTGCCTTTCCTACTGGGCTTGTTAATCCACCTTCTGCGTTGCTAGAACCACTTAGGTCTTGCTGTTCAGGGTTAGGATTGGAATCACCTTGTAAAGGATTAGTTTTGTCACCAGCTGTTTTGTCCAACGGACGGTGTGGGTCCGCGGAAGATGTCGGCAAGTTAGCTCTTGAACTTCCACCTTGCATAGGTGGTTGTCGA